TTTCAACTTTCTGAGCCATAGCCCATAGGTCAACTGGGCCTAAGTCCATAGGCTCAGCATCTTTCAGCATGTTAACCAAGTGGTAAGAATCCACATGGGAACTTGCGTTGTAAGCGGTATCCCGGAGGAATATACCATTGTTTAAAACTGGAGTTGCCATTTTGTATTTGTTTTTAAATAGTTACTAATTAAAACCTCCTGAACATGTTACCATTATTTCTAGGAAGTGTCTTTTGCGGTTTTGGAGCTGATTTAGTTTCATCTGCAAATCCTGTGTTTGTTGAAGAGCTTGTTAATTTTCTTTGCTCTTCAGTTTTTAATTGTCTTACTGTTTTTTCTACAGCTGCTTTAGAACCTTGGTCTTTTACTTTTGATTTGTATCCTTCTGGATCTGCAAGTAACCAAAGTGCCTCAGCAATTAAATCATGTCTTGGTTCTACAAACTGATACTTCTCTAACAAGTGACCTAACATGTTTGTTGGTCTTCCTGATATTGAAGGATAGTTTGGTTGAACTAAACCTGAATAAAGCAGTCCTTGAACTTTCTTATCAAGTTTTAATCCACCTAACTCACCTTTTGCAAGTGTGTTATATACATTATCTTGATATGCTTTAGCTTGTTGTGCTTGTTGTTCTTTTTTAGCTTCTTGTTCTGCCAGCTGTCTTGCAACAATTTCTTCTTGCATTCTATCCAACTTTGGTTTAAATTGCTTAGCCTTTTGCTCTAGTCTATCTAATTCTTGCCAGTCTTGGATCTCAGATTCAATTTCTTCTGGAGTACCAAATTGTGTAGCATATAAATATTGTCTAGCAATTTCAATTTGATCATACTCATTTTCTGGATCTAGCTGGATCATTTCTTCTACATGAGCTAAGGTTCTAAATAAACCTTTAAGATCTTGTCCACCATCTGCTACATACTTAGCTGCAATCTGAAGTTCTTCCGGAAGAGCATTAAAGAATTCTTTTGGAGTATCTTCTCTAATTTTGTTTTCTCTCTCTTGAAAGTTTGCTTCAAATAGTTCTCTGAAATCTTTTGTTGTATACTCCTCTAAAGGTTTATCATCATCAAAAGGAATCAAAGTACCTTCCTCAATCATTTTAGTTGCAAGTTCAGCAAGACCTGATTTATCAACCTTTGGTCTTCCTTTATTACCTGCATCCTCTTCTTGAGAAATTAAGCCATCAAGTTCAGCTATAGTTTCTTCAACTTCTGCTTTCTTTTCCGCAGCTTCCTTTTTTTCTTCAGGAGTTGCTGCTGGTTTGTCAATGAACGATGTGTCAACTATATTCTCACTAGAGAACATTGACTTAGATTTATTTGACTCTTCTTCATCATCTTTTTTACCATCTGAAGGAAGCATTACACTTTCTGCACCTGGCATTCCAAAGAGTTCATCAATATTTACATCTACTTGTCCTACCGTTGTAGAATCTTGTACCTCATTGAGGTCTTTTGTTTCTTCACTCATTTTGTTGTTGGTTTTTGTTTATACTTTAATATACAAAATAAACTTGATAAATTTAAAGGTCACCAATTATTTTTCTGTACTATATGGCTAACCAATTATTTTTTCTTGTTTGAATCATATTTATTTTTATTTTCTTGAGCAATTTGCAGCTGTTTATCTGCTATATCTCTTTGAGCTTGTATCTTTTCTCTTTCAATCTGAGACTTCTGATTTTCTAAGCTCATTCTGTTTGTTTCTTTCTCTCTTTGTAAATCTGTTTGCTCTTGATATTGTTCAGTATCTCTAATGTCTTTCATAGCATCTTGGTAATCAGATATCATATTTTGATTAACATCAGACATAGACCCATAACCAGCAGCTCTAATTTCTGCAACAAGTATATCTCTTTGTCTATTCTTCTCATTCTCAGCTGCAATGGAATCAATCTTCATTTTCTCAATTTCTTGTTGAGACTGAAGTTGTTGTTCTTGCATTTGTTGCTGTTGCTGCATTTCTTGTTGCTTGAGTTGATTTTGTTTTTCTTCTGCATTTTTCAATACTCCATTTAACATTGCCATAGAGTCTGATTGAACTATTTTACCTAAGTCATATACAGAAGCTCCAGTAGTATTGTTTTGAATAGCCATTTGTTTTAACTGTTCAAGTATTGCTCTATGATTAGCAGTTGTACTACAGAAGATATTTAAATCTCTCATTAGTAAATCAGTACCATTTATTTCAAAGTTTACTTTTTCATCTGCTGATGTCATATATGTTAATCTAGCAGATGGTTTAGTAGAATGATAATACTGAGCTAAGTCTGTCCTCATCTGATGAACTCTTGGCATTAGATAATCACAGTGTTGTATAAAGAACATTTCTGTTTGAGCATATGATGCAGATGCAGCTTGTTCAACTCCGGTAGCAGTCATTTGTGATAACTGTTGCCCCATTCTTTGTGGATTAACTCCAATTACTTCATATGCCTGTTGTTTAAAGTAATTAGCTAACTGAATCCTAGACATCAATCTTTGTGTTTGTTCTAGATCTAATTTTTGAAAATGCTGGAAGTTTAATGCATTCTCTGTATTTGTAATAGATGTATCTAGAGGAAGCATCTGGAAATTCTTCATTGCCACATAAGCTTTAGCCAGATTGTTCTTGCCCCAATCTTCTCCCATAGAGTGACGAGGCAAAGCATTCTGGTCTAGCAGTATAACAGTTCCTAATTCATCTACTAAAATGTCAGCAATTTGATTATTAACAATGTTATATCCAATCTGATAGGGCTTCATTAAGTCTAACAATGCTGTTGACTTAGTGTTTCTATCTGAGAATACCGATCCTTCTACTGGTAATTTACATCCATATAATGATGAGTCACCTTTAAACTGAAACTTAAGTGGACCAATTTTATTCTTTTCTATACCTATGTATATAGGAGAAAACCCACCTGGATTATTCATACCCCAGAATGATGGTATGTTAGGTCCAATTTTAATACCACCCCAAACTTCATTAATCCAGATCCAGTCTATATGCTCACCATATAGTAAATTATCCTTTGTTTTATTTTTAAATAGCCTAGTGTCATATATAGGCTTTTCTGTTACTTTATAATCTTCAGTGATGATTTCTGTAATAACTTCACCTTCTTCTGATATTTTAGTTAGATGTCCTATTTTTCTTTGTGATTTCCAGTAACCAGTTGTACAACGTAATAAATAAGCTGTACCTTGATCAAAGTAATCTTCACCTTCTGATAAGATTTGATTTATAATATCTCCACCATCATATACTGATCCTGCCATTGCAGATGTATACTGTCTATATGCTAATGATGGCATATTAACATTCCAGTCATGAGACTTAGTTCCGTCATAGTATGTACCATCATTTTGATATCCGCCAATAATATATCCTGCTGAACGTATTGGATAAACTGCTTCTAATGCTTCAAGTTGTTCTTGAGTCATAAGATAACCATATCTATCTATAACATCTGATACAGTTAACATATCTACTTTACCTACCCAGTTACCTTGAGAAATATATCTTGCATCCGGAGACTTGTGATAAAACACTACAGGTGGATTCCAAAGTTCTACTTCATAATCATCTTCCATCATACGGAAATGCCAGAACTCTCTATCTGTAATAAGCATGTCTCTGAAACCTCTTTCCTCAAGCTCATCCATTTTAAATCTTTCAACATCTACTTTATGTTGATGAGTGGCCCATTGCTCTACCAGTCCTCTATAATCCTTTTTAAAGAATTGTTCAATCTCTGGTAATGTTTTTAATTGCTCTGGTCCTAATTGTTGTTTAGCTTCTGGAGATGAAGGATCTAGCCCTTGTTCAATTAATGCTGCAGATATTTTTACTTGAGCCTGAGACATAAGAACTTCTTCTACAGCTTTTCTTTTTTGCTCAAGCATTTCATTATATGAAAACTCATCAACTGATGTGTATGTAAGTTTTGTTGATCTTTTAGCAAACTCTGCTACAAGTACATTGATTACATTTGGAATAATAGGATAAAACTTTAACTCTAGTGCAGATGCATCTTCTCTTGTAAGAATCTCTACTATATCTCTCATTTCATTATCTTCTTCAATGATATAGTCAGACTTATCTATAATACCTTTTGCTAGTTTATAATTCTTCATTAATCTTCTAGCATTTCTCCGGATTTGTTTTAACCCATTCCACTCCAACCAATCCAAATTCCATGCTGCCCATTCTTCATCTTTATCTTTCTTAGATAAAAATTGTAAAGGTTGCATTATACTACCTAATCTATTATGACTAGTTTTTACACCTTTTTTAGCTTGTAATGCGTTTATTATTTGCATAGTTTCTATTTAAAATTTTTAAAGGGAGATCTTCTAACTCCCTGTCCTCCCTTATAATATGATTTACCCATATGTCTGAACGGACTATTATTTAATTTAAACAAATTTTCTGACTTTTGCAAGTTTTTAGCTGCATCATCCATTATTGTTCTTTTGGCACAACCTCTGTTTGACAGTTGTATTTTCATGAAAGCCACTAATGCACAGAAAGAAACTAACCTATCCACGTTGACTCCATCAGCATATGCTCTCATTTCTTTAAGCAACATTGGATCAGGAATTCTTTCTATGCCATATTTAGTTCTAACAATGGTACCGTCCGGTTTGGTTTCTACATCTAATTCTTCTTTAGTATATTCAATAGCATAACTCAGCAAGTGAGCTTTGAATAATGTACCGGTATTTTTCCAACCATATTCCTGGAAGACATTAGCATTTGCACCAAGATCTTTTAAGAACATGATTTGACTCTTAGGTACTAGATATCTTTGCTTCTTTCTAGAGATCATATACTGTATAAATAAAGATATGTTATTCTCTATTACTGTCCATGCATTATACCATTCTATAATTAGCTCTAGTCTCTGGTGGGTTTTATTAATGTCATCAAATCTACCGCACCATGTAGCTACTATTTTATCTTGTTCTATATAAGTTTCAGTTTCTGTACCAGTTACTTTCTTTACTTCTACTGGAGCTTTCATTACATATATAGAACATAATGATTCTGAGGTGGTTGTTTTACCTTCTGACACGGGGTCAATAGAAGCATAATACTGTCCAAATGCAGGATCGGCTATTGGTCTTTCCCATACCACAAGAACACCGGTTTTATCTTCTGTATTCTTAGTAATTGGGAATTCTATTATTGGTCTTTTATTAGAGGGCTTAACTGATGCTTTACCATTCTCATCTGTAAATATGTCTAAGAACTCATATCCATATTCTTTGTCCTCTATTCTTCTTTGTTGTGCAGTAACGAGATGTGATGGAAAGACAGATACTGTTCTATGTGCAAATGCTTCTTCTATATTTCTTGGATGCTGTGAGATTCTTAGCTGGTAAGTTTCCGGATCAAGTTCTTTTTTCCAAGTATCAAACTGTTTATCTAAAGCTTCTAATGCTTCTGTCACAAGTGAATTACCGTACTTGTCTATATAAGGAGGCATAGACCATTGCTCAGGAATAAATAAACCTGAGAGACCTCTAGTACCTTTATCATCTATTAGACTACTTTCAACAGCATATATGTCACTGTCTAATGGTTTAAGAATCATTTTTCTTAATGGTTCACATTGAGATAAATCACCCACAGATCCTGCTGCAATAAACATCCCTGTAGTAATCAAACCTGATCTCATTGCTGGTCTCATATACTCATATGTCTGATCCATCTTAGGTGCAATTCCGGCCTCTTCATGAAAGAAGTATTTAACCGGACCCCCGACACCATTTGTAGGATCTTTTTCAAATGACATACCTTGCATAGTACCCTTTAAACCCACTTCTGTTTTTCTGTCCCCTTTTCTTACTTCAATCTTCTGCTGCCACATTAAGACTTTGTCTGGAGACATTGGACGGTACCATGCAGTATGCTCATTAAGGAAGGCAGCATATTCCGATAAGAACTTCCAAGAACCTTTCTCATTGATATAATCTTTAAGACTTGCTCCCATCTTTAAAGTAACCCCGGCCTCAAACCAAAGCTGATTAAGTAACTTAGATATATGAAAGTATGAGGATGCTATCTGACGTTTCTTTAAGATAGCTACATGTTTATAGTTTAGTTCTGCAAGTAATTCATATAATGCCATATGATACTGTGCATCCCGGATCTTAGCAAAGTCAAACTTTTGTTGTTCCTTATCAAAGATAGGTAAGAAGTTTAACCACATGTAATAGTCTCTAGTAAGATACCATTTCTTATCACCATTTATATAAAATACTCCTTTTCTGCATTTAGCTTTCTGATCATCCCAATAAGTTATAAAGTCTTTGGATTTAAAAGGAGCTGTACAATATACATTCTGTGTTCTAAATACTGTTGCTTGTTCATTAAAAAGAAAACTTGTATCATCAAAATCATAAATACCCGGTTCTTTAAATATATCTGCTATGGCTCTAGAAAATTCATCTCTAGTATCATATGATACAGTTGTCCATGTACCATTATCCCAACAGGGTATATCTTGATATATTTCACTCATGATTAACTATCATAAGATAAACCAATACCACCACGGACTTTACTAGACTGTTCATCTTGTAAGTCTTTATATACTCCTTTGAAAGATTGTCTAATACCATCAAAGTCTTTTGCTAGTGCTCTTATTTGTGCAATATTACCATCTTTACCATCTGTGATTTGAGCAGTAGCCAGATAGTTAGATATTCTATCTAATGCTTTTTGCATACCTGTATATGCTCTAGATGTAGGAGTTTCATATAATTTCTCACAAAACCTAAGTGCATTATATATCTCTGTGTCTTCTGTAGAGAACTCACCTTCTATTTCTCTCATGATTAAACTTTCTTTTTCTACATTAGGTGTATGAAAGAAAGGATTGATGTCAGGATCCGGACATGTCATATAAAATAAATACTGATATATCTTAAGATGATCCTCTGGATACATATCCATTATATCTTTTAAAGATTTAAGTGTATAACAATGTTCAGTAGGAATCACTGTTCTATTTTGGACATCAAATAGTTTAATCAACATTTTTATTTCTTTTTAATATTTTGTTTGTTGTCATGCAAATAATGTATTATAGCATGCACTTCATCTACTAAATATGGTACTGCAATTGGTGTAACTTCTTTTACTATTGGTTCTCCATTATCATCTAACTTACTAATTGGATAACCCCAGCTATCTTCTCTATCTACTTCAAATGTAATATGATGAATAAATATTTTTCCTGGTCTAAGTTTAGGGTTATGCTTTAATATAATATACATATAAATGCTGAGCTGTAAAGCATAATGATAAAAATTACAATCATCTAAATTATTTACAGGATGCAACATCTTTTCAGATATCCCTTCCCAGTTAACATATGACTCTTTCTTTATCTCCTTATTAGTTTTGTAGTCAATGATATTTACTTTACCATTGACTACTTCTACTAAATCTGATTGTCCGCAGATACCTGCTGATCTTAAATAGACCATATGTTCTGGATACACGCCTGGATCTAATTTTTGTGAAGGTGCTGTTTTAACTCCTTCTTGAACTTCTGATGGTTTAAATATAGGTACAGTAGTTCCTTCTACACTTAATGAAGCTAATGAACATAAGTCAGCTTCTCTTTGATTATGGTACCATGTACCAAGAGTAAGAGATCTAGTAGATTCATTATTCCAGATCTCTTGGATAATTTTAGGATCTACTCCAGACCATTTAGATCTTTTGCTTTTACTTACTTTCTCTGCTACTGCTTTAGCATCAAAAGGTTTTTTAAAATGGGAAACAAGTGTTGTTACACTTATCCAGTCAATAGCTTCTCCATCTATACTAGAGTAACTATGATTATCTGCATTAAATACTATCATAACTTTTCTAATTCATCTTCTTGTTCTTCTGTAGCTATAGAATCCCATTTACCTAATGGACATTCTGATGATAATGACCGGGTTTTAAATGCTAAAGAGCATCCACACTCAGCACAACAAGGTTGAGTACCTTTTACAGCACATTCTTTACCTTTAGTATCTAAGTGCTCACAGTCATCACATACATCATGTCTCATGCGGGCTATGTCCTCTACAAACTCATCTCTAATTACAGAGTTTTTAATTCCTTCTAGGATTCCTTTTCTATTCTCCCAAATTGTCTTCAGTACTGTTTTCATATTTACCCTTTTTAAAAATTTCTTTTTTAGTTTCTTGAGCAACTATTTTTTCCTCAAGTTTAATTAATAAATCTAATTTTACTTCTATCATCTTTTTATTATAGTAAGCACCAAATGTAGAAGTATCATGATTCTCTAAACTTTGTTTATATCTTGGTATATCTCTTCTAATTAAAGTTTTTTTTGCAACAAAATGACCAAGACCATCCATATTTAGTCTTGGCTCTTCAAGATTTGTTAGTAGATTTCTTAGTTCCTTATAGGCATATTCAACTAAAGTTTGAACTAAATTCTCATTTACATTTAAATCTTCTGATATAACAGTGTATAGCTTACTGGACTTCTTCGGTATCATGTCCTAAGAATTTATAGTCTAATAATACTGTACCTGAAGTTTGTATTTTAAGCTCAGGATTTAATTTGATTAGTTTTTTATTATCATTATCTTTTATAACTAATCCATTTTTCTCAGCTTTATTAATACAATTTCTTACTGTTTGTGGTGATTTAAATATTGATTCTTCTTCTGCAGATGCATCATAACAAAAATGAGTTAGCTCAATTGGCTGATTAAAGCTAAGTAAAGTAAGACAGTTTAAATCAGAATCACTCATTGCTATACGGTTAATATAGCAATGAGTTAAAATCTGAAATTTTACAACATCCCATTTGGGCATTTTAACACGCTTCTGTACTTGATTTACAAGAGCCATGACTAGTTTCTTTTAAGTCTTCTACCAGCTGGTGCTTCATTTTGCAATGGTTGTTCTTCTTTTAAATCTTCTTCATCATCTCCTTCTTCTTCCATTGGTTGTTGTGATTGCATCATCATAGCATATTGCATTTGAATTTGAGTTCTTTTAAATCTGTACTCATCAATCTCAGCTAATAACTTTTCATACTTTAATTGAGCTTCTAAGTATGGGACAGATTCAGTATAAAACTGCATCATTTCTTCTTTGCGAGCAACTAGTTCTTCTTGACTTAATTGCTCATCAATTTGTTGGTTTTCCATTGATTTTTAATTTAAAGTTTATACAAATATACAATAAAAGTTTAAACTAGATATATTTAAAATAAAAAATCCAGGCATAGAACATACCTGGATCATTATAGTTTAAGTGTGTACTATCTATTTTTAATAGTAAAGTTTAGTACAGTAATAAGATAAAACTCTCTAGAAAAATCTACTTCTAATGTGAATATGTCTAATGCTGAGATTCTCAGTCTTACCATTAATTTATCCCATTGTCTAGCTGAACCTTTCCAGTTATTTCTAAACTTCATTACTTTTTATTTTTTTTAGCTAGA